GCGTGTGACTGACCAACTCCCAACGGCTTTTTCTCCAAGCCACGGGGAGGAGGCAACCCAGCCAGAGGGTCACCATTTGCGAAAGGGAGTGCGCCCTGACTTGCGTCGGGCACCGTCCCCCTGCCGGGCTGAGTCACAATTGGAACGCTATGGGACAAAACTTCAGTATTCCCCTCAGTATTTGTGTCGAGCGATGCTGTCAAAACATCGTTGTTGCTAAGCAACCTGGTTAAGCATCCCAAAAGATCTTCAGATCCGGCTGAATCACCACCTGACAAAGCTATGTCATTCGCATTGGTGTGATTTGATGATTCTGATGAATTCGTGGTACTACCACTAATATCAACAGAATGCGAGTCGTTACTCGTCTCTCCTAATTGTCTTCGCGCGGATCGCGCTTCTTGGTCCCCCTTTACCATTTTCTCTGACGCATCGCAAGCTACGTGCCCAACGGATAGGGCGTCGAATTGATAAGGGAAAAAGCCGTACTCGGCTAACGAGCAGAATGTCTGGCTAGAACTGCGCTCTTCAGTATTTTTGTGCACACGCGCTGGATCGCGTTGTGTTACAGTGCAACCGCCTTTTAAGATGAAAGGGCCACGGACAGCCCAATCAAATGTGTTCTTGGGGTTTTAACCCCTTGGCTACACCAACCTAACTCCTAATACACCGGTAGGAGATTTAACGAGCCTGCAAAGGCAACAATCAGAAGGTACTAATGACATTTAAAAGGGCACGCAAACCAATTTAATGCCAAGTTTCTCGCTGAAGGCGTCGTACGACGCATGATAAATTTTACGCATTTCTCAAAGCAACCCAACGTGGGAACCCTAATTTTATGCTCTCCGGTTGAGCTTTAGGCTTCGATTGTTCTTAAAACCAGTGCGAATCACTGATCAGCATTCTGCGTTAATGCAACGGTTTACTTTGCGTGTTGTCTCACGCTTTTGGGTAAGAATGGCTCAGCATCAACCATCACGTACTAGAATGAAGCACCAGAACCCATGAGAATGGTTGCTGAAACGAAGCAACTGGAAATAGTTGCTGTTGTCATGGTAGGCGCAGTCAGATTGATCGTGGGGGCCAATCCTGTTACAGTAACACACGTGACCGCGATGTGTTTCTGACAGGTTTGACCCGTAGCGTTGGGAGCGTTAGCCTGAGTTGACGACGCCAACAGAGATTCACCGTAGATAGCACACCTTTGAGGTGAGGTCCAACGGAGACCTACAGACGACGCAATCGCGGATAACGTATCAGTGTTCATAATGGCCGTGAACTGAATGATATCACCTATGCTGACGTTGGGAAACGTGAAGGTAGCGAAATTTGAACCGCTAGCTACAGTTGCCTCCGACATATCGCCGATAAGCACAGACCCCACATAAGCCGCATTGGTAAACGGTGAGTTAGTGCTGGCTACCAACTGTGTGTTCCAGGCAAAACTCGAAAAACCGTACCGAGCAGGCGTAATGAGGGGAATGGCAAATTCGACGTCATAGGTGACCCACAACTCACCCAGCGCCGTGCCGGGTGTGATCGTAGTATTCTGAACTGCGACGTACATGGTGCCCATGTCCGTGAAGTTGAGAGGCTGAGCGGCCAAGCTAGACGAAGAACGCAGATAATAACCACCAACGGGTTGGTTTGCGCATTCGACACCGTACAGAATGCTTGAATCTGGACGGGCGGACACG